TTGTGATAACAACTGTTCTCGGTTTCATAGGTTCTCCTTCAACTGCCACATCGCATCGACGCGATCCCAGTTCTTTAGCTCCTCTTGGAGCAGCCCGAAGCAGTCCTTATACTGCGCTCCATCAAACACCCCAAGCTGCCTCTGCTCGAAAGGCACGATGACAACGTTGTGGTTGTCTTTCTGCTCGTAGGTTGTGCCTGTCAGCGTTACCCGCCAAGGCCGTAGATCAAACCAGGTTCCCGGCACCAGCGCACCTCCTGGTTCAGCCGCACTGCTGGTCGTGAACTGGTCAACGATCTGGCCCTCTTTACTGACAACCGGAGGATCTTGCGGCCTCGACCGCTGGTAGAGCCTGAACTGCTTGACCTTCATGTTGACAAACATGTTCATGCTCTCTCGATCGGGGTTCCTGCGGCGCTCATCTTGAATGACCGTCGCTTCGAGATCAACCCGACCGTCGTTCAACAGCCGCTTGATGACCGCTGGAACGACTTCTCGAACCGTGAGAACGAAGCCTATCAGGTCGCCGACTTTGAGGGCCGCTTCATCGTCTCGAACCAGGACCGATGGTGGAACAACCGTGCTTTCTTCTGCTGTAGCTGCTTTATTTGCTGTCGCCATTTTCAATCCTTTCTACATGCTCTCTATAGAGCTGCAACGCAGCACGAACAACCGCCGCCTGCTTCACCGCATCAACGGCTTGTGCTGAAAGCCAGTCCTGCTGCGACTGGTAGATCATTGTGTTGAGCGGGACGAGCCTAGCCTTTTGCAGCTTCGGCAAGCTGGTAGCCCCCGGCTTCGTCCTTGCAGCCCACGCCGTAGAAGACACCGCCGCTCACGACAACCTTGGCCGCAACCTGAGTCTCAGGATTGATGGCGAAGGCCCTGCCGTTGAGAACGGTGTCTCGGTCGAGCCTGAACTTGACGGCAACGCCTCCGTCAGCAGTAGCTGCCGCAGCTTTAGCGAGTGGCTGGGTCTTCGTGGTGTCTTCGCTGGCTGACGCAGCAGCAACGGCAGCTTCGATGTCCTTGGCACCGGAAGGCCCGATACCGGGTATCTTGGTGTAGTCCTCGCTGTACTTTGCAAGCTGAAGCTCGGTGTTGATTCCGGCTGCATTGAGGGTTGAGAGATGAGGGAAATCATCGGGTAGCTTTGGCATCAGTATTTACCTCCTGTGGCGACGGCTGCATTCGCGGTCATCACACATTCTCGCAGCAATCGCATTGCTGCCGACTGGTCGGCGCAAGAAGGAGTATTGGCTACAAGAGTCTTAGCGAATTCTCTTGCGGCTGATCGTATTGCATCGTACTTTGCGGGTTGATCCGCAGTAGGCGGATGATAAGTGAAAATGTCATCAATCTGCTCGGGTGTAAAGGGCATCTGGTTATCCTCCAACAAGTTAAAGTTCTACAACTTTCTGACGGGGGTTATCCTACGCTTTCTAGCTTGAAAGATCAACAGAAAACAATGACCATGTTCTAGGAAACTCAGCAGCAATGATCTTGCCCACCGCATTGGCAAACTGCCGGATCTCCCACTGAGCGTCCGGGTGCATTCGCAATGTGAGAAAAGCAAGCCAGTTTCTTAGGTTAGCGGAAGCCCTCATTCGAGAATATCTCCCTACAGGCAGCACTATCCGAGCCAACTCTTTAGGCACCCCTAAGCGTAGTCCATCCAGATAAGTCTGTTGTGAAGCAGCATACAAGACCTCAACTGAGGCTAACCACTTCATGGCCGCATCGCCTGTTAGCTCGGCCATTCCCTCTGCTTGCTTATTACCCTTCTGGATGGTGAGGCATCGCTCTTGAGTAGGTAGATAGTTGATGTCCGGCAGAGGCGCATACCTTGCGCTCATCTCATTGTAGCTCTGAGTTCTATGCCGATGCCACTCACGAAAGACAAAGATCGGAGCCTGAACCTCAATCACCATTCCGGCAAACTCGAAGGGAGTGGAATGATGATGAGAGTACATGAATTTCAGCAGTCGCTCGTCCTGATCCCAGCCACGAAATGAGCCCTGAGTAGACTGTCGGGCAGCTTCTATTATTCCACATTCATGATCTGGATCATCCGGGTCAAAAGGATGACTGTTGGGATCACCATGCCCCCATGATTCAATGTGTTTAACATAACCCATGTCAAGCACTTTAATCGATTCCATTCTTAACAGCCTCCCTGTTGGTTATTTCTCGATCCAAGTACCATCGAGCTTTCTTCAGGTCTTCCAGTCCATCTCCTTTGTGATCAGTTCGTAGAACATACTTGACCACGTTGCCGAGGTGAAAACCCAGCCCGAAGCCCTCAATGATGTCGATAACTTCGACCGGGCCTCTGGTGTAATGACTTGGGTGGTTGATCGAATCACTCATGCTTAACCAGCTCCTCACTCATCGACCGGACCTTTCCACAATTCCGGCAAGTAACCAGCAGAATAGGGTTCCCCAGCACGTCTTCCCCGGCAAGCGGGGGGTTCCACTTGTGGCCTGATTGCAACTCGCAGGGGATAGTTTTGATGTAGTCAGTGGTCATATCTACCTCCAATATCTATCTCCCATCCCGTCATCCGGCGCTTGACCCAGCAGCCAGAGAAACCAGCCGCCTACGACTATGACCACGAGAGAGATGATGAGCAAGACTAGAATGATGGTCTTCATAACAGGCTTCCCCACTGCTCAGCCATCGCTTTTGCGATCCCTTCATAGGTAGTAGACCTCAGCTTCCATCTATCATCAGATGGCCCCAACCGATTTTGCCCGCTGGGGGTTTGGTTATCCCATCCCCTTTTATGATCCCCGTTCCGGGGCTCCAACACCTTCGTTGCCCGAAGCAAGGGCAACCCCTTTAACCACAAACAAGTCGCCTTACTTTCAGGATGCCCGAACTGCCACGGCTGGATAATCTGATTAGGCTTACGAAAGGCAGTTGAGATTCTCCCAATAGGATTCTCTAGAGCTATTCGAGGAACGGGATTATCAACAAACCCATCACCCATTAGATTCAACACAAATAGCATTGCCTCATGAGTTTGCTGCTCTCTGCCGGGGATTCTCCCGTTCCAATGAAGCCCACTACTGGCTAAGTAAGTACAGGGTGGATGAGCGATCATTAGATCCCAATTCCCATCTAGATGTAGTAGAACATCGCCTTGAATATGAGGCCCGAGTCGATCCGAGGGCAACAAGTCACATGACCAAGCATCGTGCCCAAGCGCCCGAAAAGCATCCCTCACAACCCCACTGAACTCACATGCAACAAGAACCTTCATAGTTAAACCAGGTCATCCTTTTCAACCGGCATAAGCAGCACCTTCTCACACCTGCTACCCCAGAACCCTTCCCAGCAAATCTCGGTTGCCCTCCAAAACCAGCAACAGAGCCACAACAACCAAAATCCATAAGATGAAAGCTACCAAGTCAGCCACTAATTCAGCATCATTCCCGCCCTCGTCATCGAGGAAAAATCCTATGTCCTCAGCTTTCATGTGATAGATAGTCTCACTGCTGCTTCAGCAGTTCAAGGGCCATGGGCCAGAAAAGCAACTGGAGTTTCGTCCCCAAAAGCAGAAGGCCCCGGAGCGGCAACCCCGAGGCCTGTTGAACCAAGTTGACTGAGCGGCCCTGCTAATGGAGCTCCAACCGGCGAAGCTGTCCAGCTAAATCGAGTGTAACCCAGACTACCATTACCGGCTACAGCACAGGCAGCGGAAAAGGAAGAAAAAAAATGCAAGTTTGAGATCAGGCTCGCACGCTGGCCTACCCCCTGGGGGTCCGCAGGACAACCTCGGCTAGCGGCGACAGGTCAACCTAACGGCGGACAGCCTGGGCTGGCCTGGGCTGGAGCTGGCCCGGCGCGGTGTAACGCTGCATACGCTGTGGCCGCATCGCTGCTTGCAGCGTTGGCGGCCGAGGCTGCTGCTGTTGAAGGATGACAACAGCAACAACCTCTTGGAGCGTTGATAACGGCGACAACATCGTGGCGGCAGCCTCTAGCTATGGTAGCCTACATTGCAGAGCGGCTGAAACCGGCTCTCAGAGCCGATTCTGCGCTCCTGTAGAACGTCTTCTGGACGGATGTCCTGTACTCGTGTATAGTCCAGCACTATGCAATATCGTATTAGCCAAGTTGCAACGCTGTTGGGACTATCTCGGGGTCGGGTAGACCAGTTGTTGAGACAAGGGGATATTGCTTTCACAGTCCATGCACCAACAGGCAATCGCTTAGTGTCTAGTGCTGGATTACGAGCTTTCCAGCGCAAACGCCAACACAAAGCGCACGTAGCCGTTGCTCTAGCTCTGAGGTCTGGCAGGCTAATCCGCCAACCTTGCATCAAGTGCGGCCACCGCAAGGTAGAGGCGCATCACGAGGACTATAACCAGCCGCTTAAGGTGGAATGGTTATGCAGGCCACATCATAGAGAGCGGCACAAAGCTAAGGCTTGAGACGTTGAATAACCTCGGATCGAAGCACGTAGAGGTGAGAGCCAATGGTTAGCGAGTACAGAGTTCCGCGTTCGATCATCTTACAGACTGAGCCACGCTGGATGCCAAGTAAACGGGCCGCATCGGTCACGGTTAGAACGGCGTCGAGCGATACAAGCAAGTCTATTAGGCTTTTGGTGCGAACTAGACTGTACTCTGTAGCGGCCAGCTTCATTCGGCCACGACTGGATGAGGAGCGGACGCGGGACACGTTTGCAGACATAACGGCGCGATTCTAGCGCAAGCCGGGATCGCTTGGCAAGGGCGCTTTCAAACAATGGAGGGTTGAGATATGAAACGGATCATTGCAGGTTTAGCAGTGGCAGTGATGCTGGGCTTTGGGGCAGCCTGTAAGCAGCAAGCGACTGTGGCTAGCGCCGATGCACAGCAAGCCTCTGTGGAGCAGAAGGCGAAGCGGAATACAGTGGCAAAAGGATCGCATGAGTGTGGAGCGCCGACCAAAGCCGGTGGGCAGTGCAAGCGGCGGGTCAGCAACGGCGACGGGACCGATTCGGCGGTTGAAGCCAGGTGTTGGATGCATCGGGTGAAGTAAGGCAAAGGGTTTTCTAGCGCGAAAGGGAGGGTCAAATGGAGGACTGGGAAGACCAAGACAGGTTGTTAGTACGGGTTGGAGGCTCACATAAGCTGATGCAAAGGCAATATAGAGCTTTTGAGGCTGCGGGAATTCCAATCAGGGGCGTGGGGTCTGCTTCTCTGGGCAGTAAAGCTCAACACGCAATCATTCCAGATACAATAGAGGCTAGAGCATTGCTGAAACGAGTAAAGGGGAGCGTAGTTAGAGCGCAATGGTCATGGCTGAAAGTGGACAAGGGATTGCCAAGCTGAAACGTGGATTGCAGCCTCAAAGGTTGCCGCTTGGCTTGCTTGTAGATTTGAGGGGAATGGAGGGTTAGATTATGTCAACAGATTGGACCGGATACGAAAGAGTCTGGGGCGAGTTTCAGCCTAAGATAGAGGAGTTTATGAAAGAGCTTGCAGAGCTGTTTGGCTCTGAGGTCTGGGTTGATAACGGCGACGACTACGGGGTTAGGTTCACCATTGGCGATAGCCAAAGCGATGATAGCATCGATGTGAGCTTGTCGCTGTGGGATTCGGGAGATTCCGATGACGGGATCTACGGCCAGCATGGTAACTGGGTGTTTGACATTGTGGAGGTCGGTGGGCGAATCATCGGAGGCATTACGCCCGAGAATTACACCGACCGCGTTTGGGTGGACTACTCAGACCTTGCGGAGTTTCGATTCCGGTTGAACGGGATCATTGACAGCAAGGATGACATTCTGAGAGTGCTGAATCAGAATGCGAAACAGTAGTTCCCTTTCTCGCGTCTTCGACGCTGCGAGGCGGTGAGAATGTGGTAGGGTAGCGGCAGATTTTGAGGGTTGGAGGGTTAGAACAATGGAACATGCAATAGAGACATTCAAGCAGGACGGTTACAAGATCAAGATTTATCAGGATGAAGATCCGATGAATCCCAGAGAGAACGATAACCTCTGTGTCATGGTGTGTGAACATAGACGCTATGAGCTGGGCGACCGCACAGCGACGGAGACGGAGCTTGAAGCAGTGAGACGTGGAGGATTCGAGTTGTTGGAGCGGTATCTGAGAATGAAAGAGGGAGCTGTTTGCCTTGTGCCGCTGGGCTTGCTGGATCATAGCGGGCTGCATATGTGGACTGGAGGCGGCAGTCATTGGAGCGATAGTGCGGGCTGGGATAGTGGGACGGTCGGTTTTGCTTACATCACCAAGCAGAGAATGGTCGAGCTTTGCGGCACCGCTGACTATAAGACGGCTGATTTTGCAGGGACCGCGCAGCAGTGGGCAGAGAAGCAGATCGACGGTGAGGTTGAGGAGTATGACCAGTATTTGAGGGGCGACGTTTACGGTTACGTCATCGAGGGCGAGGACGGCGAACACGTTGATAGCTGTTGGGGTTTCTTTGGATCGGATTATGTAGTCAAAGAGGCGAAGTCGGCGGCGAAGGCTCAACGGGCGCATGAGACTGAACAGGTTTACAAGCTGCAACAATGCTTGGCGTTGTAGCTGGGATCGGAGGGACTAACCCTCCCGCTGGGCCGCGACAGCGTGAACAACGCGGGTTATTTCATCAGGTTATTGAGTCGTAGCCGAGATCGACGCGGCACATATTCTTAGATAGGAGCTAGTCCGATGACAAAAGCAAAAAGCATCGAGAGACAGCAAGCAGTTGACGCCCTAAAAGAACAACTCCGGCCCGGCGATGTAGTTTATACGACACTGAAGCACGTTAGCCGCTCGGGGATGATGCGAAGCATCAACGTTCACCTGATTCGTGATAACCAGCCTCAATGGATTGCGCGACGTGTCGCCACGGCGATTGACTTCAGCTTTGACGATAAGCGCGGGTCAATTAAGGTGCAAGGATGCGGAATGGACATAGGGTTCGAGGTTGTTTATAACCTTGGCCGCGTGCTATTCCCCAACGGGTTCGGTGAAAAGTGCAGCGAGTGCGATCAGCGGCCTACGAGCCCGGAACATGCCAAAGCGGTTAGAGTTGTCGGCTCTGTGGGCCATCACGTACATGCCTGTAAATTCCGTGGGCGCAACGGCGATCCTTCCGGCTGGGATAACGACGGTGGGTATGCCCTTCAGCAATGTTGGATGTAGGGGGTTGAAGCTATAATCGATCCTGAAATTGCAAACCTGGTCATCAAGGCTGCGATAGCAGCGGCTTTGTTGATTATTGCGGTTGGGTTGGTAACGTGGAGGGGAGAGAGATGAAGCTATACAAGATGCAGGTAGTTTTGACTAACGCTAAGGGAGATACAATTAGAACAGTTCCCGGAAAGTGCTTGGGCTTGTTGGCGGTAACGCCCACAGATGACAAACCTTCATCCCGGCGACGGAACATCACGCACATTCCTACAGGGTTCAAGCTCTGTCCCACGTTTGATAACCAACAACAAGCGTTGGAGGCTTTGCCCAAGTGGGTAGATGCGGCTGATTGGAATTTTTTCAAGGCGCAAACCATCAGCGATGATGGGTTCAGTCATCGAGTGACGCCGGAAGCGCAAGCAGCATGGGAAGCCGTTAAAGCCGCCGGATTACGCTAGGAATTGAGTTGACCGCCGCCGCCTACTAACCCTCCGCGGCGCGGCAAAGCCGCTGGCCCATTCGTGGGAGAGTCCTGGATGGGCTGGCGGTCCCCTCGTGAGTACAACGTTTGGGGAAACGTTAATCCCTGCCAGTCGTAGCCGAGATCGACGCGGCACAGACTAACTGACTAGGAGAATTAAAAATGACAACAACAACAACAACCGAGACTGATCCTTCGATGGGCACCTTCTACGGACTTCGCGTGCCCTACAAGATGTGGGCCGCGCTTGGGCTCAGGGTTTCCGCGTCGTCCAACTGCGAGGCGCGGGTTGACGGGTGGGGCGGCTCAAACGGCGACCGCCAAGAAGCCTACATTTTCGAGCTGTGCGAGCGGGCAAAAGCAGACGGCTTCACTGACCCTACGGAGATAGTCCGCCGCGCAATCGTACTCTACGCTGACGATCGTCCGGCGCGTGCCGCTACTGATTTGGCCGCTGCGATCCGCGCCGCCGCACACGCAGACCACGAAGCACTTACCAGTCTCGCTTCGGCAATCCGTAGCAGCGAGACTCAAACGGTGGTCGAGCGCATCGTCAGCCGGCTAAGTGAGCGCACGCAGTACGCCGTGCGCGCCCAGCTCAAACAGCGTCCCTTGTGACCCTTTCGCTTCTAGCGGGTTGAGCGTATCAGCCCGCTTCAACATGCATGGGAAGGGGAGACATGGAAGCAATGAGTACACGATTATGATAAAAGGCAATCAACATTTCATTCTACCAAGGCAACCGCTGGAAGGGGATGATCGGCCGCGAAATGCTTTTGGTTATCTCATTGGATTTGGAGAGGCTTACTCAGCTTACTACAACGAGAGGGACAAACTTATGGAACAGCAACAGCAGCAACCGACGACTGATGTAGCAGAGACAACCGTTATGCAATGCCTTTCGAGGTTGCCCAGAATCAGGGTTCATGAGAGAACCGCGATGAGCCGGACGGTTCAGAGGCTTGCAGGTGAGAAGCGGTTGAACGTGAGGCAGGATCGAGAGGGAAGATGGTGGATAAGCAGGAGAGCATAATGGATAGACCAACTGGTAAATGGCGTTGTCGGGCCTGTGGCCAGATTTGTGACGGGGCCGATGTTTACATTGATCCTCGATGGCAACGATACTACTGTGCAGACTTGTTCTGCGGAGGCACAGTTGATCGGGTAGAAACAGAGGAACGAGATGAGCAAAGGCGGCTGGATTGGGCTAGATCAAAAGGCAATCAATGATTTGGCTCTACTGTCTAACCTGTAACCAGGAGCTATGCTTTCCTGAGTGGTT